CAAACCATTGTTGCTCCTGGTACTATATCGTTCCACGTAATAACTCCTGGTTCTACTGTATCTAATGATAAAGCATTACCATCAAGTGTTATATTTGCGTCAGCAGTTATTGTAACATTACCTGTGGCTAAGGTCAAGTCAACACCTGAAGGTAAAACTTCTGTATTAATAACAACTGTTGCATTACCTGTATTTAAAGTTACTTGTGAACCTGTAACAGTGTGATCTACGTCTGTTCTAATACTTAAAGTTCCAAGTCCTAAAGTTAATGGATTTGCTGTTAAATTTTCAGTTACAGCGTCTGCAATAACACCTGCACTACCAATACTAATTGAAACTTGATTACCTGTTACAACTACTGAAACATTACCCTCAGATGTAGAGGTTGCAAATGGTAGTGTTGATATTGCGTCAAATCCTAAACTCATAATATATCCTTAAAAGGAAGCAGGGGGTATGTGGTGGTGCCCTGCCTCCATTTAAGAATATATCATCGTCTGAACCAAGATGGAAGTCCTAAATGTGGACGTTTGTCAAACATATTATCTTTAGATCCCGGTGTTTTAGTATTATTATAATGTAGAAAAACTTGAACACATTCTTTGCCTTTAAATTTTTCTCTCCAATGTTCTAACTCTACTCCTCTATAAACTAACATATCACCAGGTTTTAAATCTACTTTTACTCCTTTTGCCTTACTAGCTACTGTAATATTTTTACCATCTGGTGCACCTACATTTTCATTTGGGCTTAAATATATTGGCCAGTCATCACCGCCAAGATTCATTGTGGTTGATATCTCACAACTAAATCTATCTTTATGTCTTTTAAGTTCATCCCCTTTTTTGTAAATTCTAGCATAAGTATAGGCTGGATATAATTTTAATCCTGTTGCTTTTTCCATACCTGGTTGACATTTGAGTAGCAAAGTTTCCATGGCTATATTACCGTAGGCAGAATATGTATTTGGTATTTGACCATCTGGTTCTTCATAATATCCTAATATATTTTCAAAAGGCGAAAAGTATCTAGCAGCTTTACAAGTATCATATACTTGCTTTTGCATACAAAAATAATTCGCAACAAAAGTTGCTAAGTCTTTTGAAATTGCTTGACGAATGACTGTATATTTATTTTTTTTGAAACTCATTCTCTAGCCATTCCTAGTGGCACTGCTTGTATATTCCAGTGTATAAATCTAAATGGTTCTTTACCATGATCCACCGCAAACTCATGTTCTAAATATCCTGGAAATATAATTAATGTGCCTGGTGTAGGTTTAAAATGAACAAGTTCTGAACCTGGCCATACACCTTTTAAATTTGGTTTCATTTTTAACTTTGTACATCTTGCACCAGTCTTTGGTTCGTGAAATATTGGGTATGATGTTTTATCACTACACTTTAAAAAATAAAAACCCGATACATGTTGATTCCAATGTATGTGTGCTGAATGATGTCCACCGCCTTTTTTAGAAAACTCTTGAACCCACAATTCACTAAACATGGTATTATATTGTGACATATCATAACCTTGATGATCTAAATACTCCCAAGACTTTTGACCTACGTAATTTCTAAAATCTAAAAAATCATTATCTTGTGTTAATGATGTTGAATGATGTGCTGTTCCAAAATCACCATATTTTTTTATATAGTCTTTATTTCTTTTTTTAGCTTCTATAATATGTTTATTAGATGCTTTATTTAATGATTTTACAAACTCTGGTTTATTTTCTGACCATATTGTTGTGTTAAAATAATTATTTATATACATTATCTAAAAGGTCTCCCTAAATGCCAGACAACAAGACTATATCTTGTGCCAGCGGTTACTGGTTTAACTC